CAAGATTGCCAAGTTGCGTCAGCATATAGAAGATCACGCCTAAAGCTGGAAAGATAGCAATCTGAGATATCTTGAAAATCGTGTCCCAAGGAATACCGTCCTTCGATTTACGAATAACGAGCGCTTCGTGGCCATCGGTGACTTCTTCTAGCGCAGATTTGATATATTCTCTTAACTCTTCTTTTGTAATGTCATTCATCGTAATTACCCCTAAAATAGATAAGAGTCTGGAATTTCGAGTTTCATGTGGACCACCCTCGGCAAATTTTCCCAAGTCTGTGTATCCGTCAACTTGTTTCCGCCTGCGGTGAACCCTCTTATCTCGTGATTCGCGCTGATAATTATGTACGAAGGGTTAAAGCTGTAGTAAATGGAGAACGCCATCCCGTCCGGAGGAAAGTGGTTCCCGGTGACCCAGAAGAGTCTGCCGTCGGCATCGACGTCGACGTCCCTCTGGTCCGCATAAGCGTGAGTGCAGTCATACTGCTTCCCGTCGTTGTCGATGACCCTCATGAGTTCGACTATCCTGTAGGTGAACGAGTACTTCTCCATAGAAGTCAAATACTGTTTGACCTCCGACCTGAAAGTGACGGAGTCCTTGAAAACCACCCTGTCCCTTATGTTCACTTTGTCCGTCGGTAGCAGGTTGAGGGAAGCGTATATGTTCGCCATGATCCCCTGTTCAGGGACCCTGTAGGTGAGCGTCGCTTCCTCCCTCTGGAAGGAGTACGGGATCGCCTTGATCGCCCTATTAAAGACATAAGCCCATCCGGTGCCGTTGCACAGGGTACAGGAGAGTTTCTGGAACTTGTGTTCGACCTGCTGCGTCTGCACCGTGCAGGGACAGATCATGGTGTTGTACCAGTCCCAGTTCGAACCGTAAGAGTTGATGAGCGAGATCACGGCCTCGGTGTTGTAATCTATCTTGCTAGGTTTGAAGTTTAGCCTTGCGGCCCCAGTTGAGACAGTCATTAGGCCAGTGCCGCCATTCTAATTCCGTAGTAGAAGTCCTTCAGCATCTTGACTAAGTTCTGGTTCTCCCTCTCGTACTGTCTGGTCCTCGCCGAATAAGCGTGGTTTTCAGCGGACAGAGTAGTACTGACGGACTGTGATAGACCGTCGACACCGATGGAGTAACCAGCAAGAGCGGCCTGACCACCAAGGGCTATTTCGCCGAGGACCGCCAACACTCCTGAGGCGGCAAGGTTTCCTATCAGTTGCGCGAGCGCTCCTGGCAACTCGTCATCCGGTTCGAATCCAGAATCGTACTTGACAAGTATGATCTGCGGAACGTAGGTCGTCGAAGAGAGGAGTGGCATGAACATTATCAGTTGGTTACCAATGGCTGCGGAAGTAAGTATACCGTAGTATGGAATGAGTTGTAACTGGGAATTCTTCTTCTTCAGCTGTATCCATTCCTGGGGGATGTCTATGGTGCTGGTTATGATGTTGAGCTGGAGGCTCTTGACCTTAATGGAAGGTCTCCTGTACATCTGTAGGAAACCGTAACCGGAAGTCCACTCCTCCAAGCGGTAGTCGTGGCGCTCCTGGTTGTCGACGTGTTTGTCTATGTCTATACCAAGCAGAATCTCTGCCTGGTTCTTGGCCGAGTTGATGTAGAAATTGAGAACATCGTCAGTCAGAAAGTCGTTGTCGTAAGAGATCGGAATCCTGTACAGGTAGGCCTCTTTCAACCAGTCAGGTGTTAAGTCACTAAACAGCATCTGTCACCTCAGCCCTTGTAAGGTACGTAAGCTACGGTGCCAGTGGCTCCACCCTCAAAATTTATCACAAGTTCTTTCCCGGGCCTGTAATGACAGAACGGAGCCGAAGAGAAGAATTCCGACAGGTCGACCGGGCCGGCTGCTTGTGAATAAGTGAAGAGACTTTCTGTTATTACTCCGGCGTCTATGGTCCCAAACCCTATCTCAACGGACCTTCCTAAGGTCCTGAGCGCCGTGATTATGAACCTGGTACCGACACCTTCCGGTTGTAAAACAACCTGCGAAGTTCCGGTCTTATAAAAATTCCTGAATCTTATGATCGATGCCGTGTTGTACGAAACGGTCGGAAGAGGCGAAAATGTCATGTCTGAAGCGGTAGCAATCGTCATGACCCCTCCTAACTAGAACGAACAAAAAGATCGTTTGTCTTATTTATCATTGGGAAGCCCTCAGTCTTTCGATTCTGTCTTTGTCTTTTCTGCCTTTTTCTTGGTCGATCCTTTTACCGATTCGGGCGACGGAGGTCCTGGTGGTGGTGCAAGTTCGACGATGACCGGTGGGTTTTCTGCCACCGGTTCTTCGTCTTTCGGTCTTACGTCAAACACCACTTCCGACGGTGCTTTGACTTGTGCCTGTATGATCTTCGCGCTGGCGAACTGGTCGCCAACTACGTTGTTGTTTAGAACGGTCCCTCTGCCTGGAATGTAAATGTAATCGTTCGACATACTATTTTCTCCTTAACCATGACTTTTTTTTAGTACACTGTGTTGAATACGACATAATCGAAAGTTGCGGCCGTGTGCGCGTTGTCGGCATCATGGGTGACGGTGAAACTACCATTTATCACTTCTGACACATAAATGCCTGCCGTAGCATTCGTACCACCAAGAACCATGAGAGCTGCCTGAGCACTGGTTGCCGTGAGCTGTACATGAGCTCCAGCAAGGATTCTCACGTCAGAAAGAGTGGTCGTCGCAGCGTCTTCTATTGTCAGCGTTCCTGTTATGAAGTGTACAAAATCGGAATCGTGTCCGTGTCCGACCCACTTCTGGATCGGATGAGAGAGCACGCTTGCGGTTGGTGTAGTAGAGGATGTCATCTATGTATCTCCTTGTTAAACGAATATTACGTAGTTGAAGGTTTCGGTTCCGGCCGCTGTGTCGTGCGCGACCGTGAAACTTACCCCGTTGCTGATCGCCGAGATGTAAGCGTTAAGGCCTGCAGCCGCGGCAGAAGTCGGCGTCAAGAAGATCTTGTTACCAGTCCCTGCGGAAGCAGTGGCAACTATGGAGGTCGCACCGCCAGTTGCTGTGAACGTGCCTGTCACCTTAGCACCTGCAAAACCGGAGTAACCGGAACTGCCTGCTATGCCGGAGTAACCGGAAGCAGGAGAAACGCCGGAATAACCGGACGCGCTCGTCGCTCCAGAATAACCGGAAGTGCCAGCAATACCAGAATAACCTGAAGCCAGCGTCACACCGCTGTACCCAGAGAGACCCAAGATTCCGGAGTAACCGGAACTGCCTGCGATACCGGAGTAACCTGATTCGCCAAGACTCTCTCCTGAGAAGCCAGAGTAACCGGAAGTTCCAACGATACCAGAATAACCGGAAGTTCCGACGATGCCAGAGTAACCTGATTTACCGGAATACCCAGAAATTCCTACGATACCGGAGTAACCCGAGTCCCCAGAGAAACCAGAGTAACCGGATCTACCGACGATGCCAGAGTAACCTGACTTGCCGGAATATCCAGAAGTTCCAACGATGCCGGAGTAACCGGAACCGCCCACGATGCCGGAGTAACCGGAACCGCCTATGATGCCCGAGTAGCCAGAAGCACCCATTCCTGAGTAACCGCTGAAGCCGGAGTAACCGGAACCGCCGGTCGCACCGGCTCCACCCGACATTCCAGAATAACCGGAGAAACCTGACAGACCGGAAATTCCTTGCGTGCCTATTCCAGGCGCACCGGAAGCTCCGCTAAAGTCCGAGATCTCCGACATGGTGTGCGAGTGGTTGTGAAAAGTGTTTTCGTACTTGAAGCCGGATGGCGTGTAGTCTGACATATCTTACCTCCGTTAGAGTTGAAAAAAAAGAGGGGACCACCAAGTTTGCCCAGCAGTCCCCTCCGTTTCGCCTTTTATTTATCTATACCTTTACGTTTTCTTCTCTGACCTGTTATTTACAGATTAGAGCCTGATGTTTATCACTCTCGTCCACTTTTGTGGGACAAAGATAATTGGCATCCCGTAAAGCAAGATCATCCACTTGTAGGCCGGTGCGATGGTGGCAAGGTCCATCTTTACCAGCGGTGCAAGCTGCCTGAACGTCAGTACGTCCGAGGTGTTCTGTCCGATGAACGCCGTGTAGGTGTTGGGAAGTCTCTTTCCGTCCCAGTCAAAGGTCTGACCGGCATTGGTAAGAGGAAGTCTCTGCACCCAGTAACAGGTGGCCGCTTCCGCAAGAACTTCTGAGGCCGCCGGTTCGCTGACGAACAGGTTAAGGTACTCCGCGTTGTCCGCAGCCGTCGCATCAGGACCGCTGAGGGTCATTCTGATCGTCTGAGAGGCGCTGACGGTATACGCAGCGGAGGTGTTGGTAGCGGTCACGAAAGGCTGTCCGCTGTTGATGGCAAGCGTCTCACCGTACTTGTTCTCCCAGGTGTACTGGACCCTGTACCAACCGGCTCCAGGAGCGGTCACTACGGTACCAGCGTTAGAAGCGGTGACGGTAAGCGCCTTTGCGGCGGCCATCGTGTCGCTCTTCAGGATCTTGGAGGCCGTAGGAGCAGTCCTTGTCTTCTGGAGGAAGTAGGTCGGCTTCAGGTTGACCTTTCCCGCCTGGGTCATCAGACTGTCCACGTTGATGTTGAGTTGGGTGTTGCCCTGAGGCGTAGGAAGGACGATACGCTGAGCGGCAGTGCCCGCGAACTCGTCGTTGATCTTCGCCAACAGTTGGTACGGAAGGTAGATGTCAGTTGGGAAACCGAACTGGTCGACTACTGTCTGAGCCAGAGAGTTTACGACGGTCGTGAAAGGCGTTGTGGCCAGGTTCACGTTGCGCATGTCGTAGTTGTTTCCACCACCGGTACCGATTCCGGTCGCTCCACCGATCTGCTGATCGAGGCCCGCCCACTCCACGTATTCTGCGGCGTCACGGCCCTTATCGTTGCCCCAGAAGAGGGCGTTTTCGATCTGGCGCAGCATCCACATGATGCCGTTGCTGTTCTCCTGAGCGATAACGTCAGGAACCATCGTACGAACGAGGGTCATAGGGTGGGAGACCGAACGGGTCGTTCCCACGTACTTGACCAGGGCTACCTTACGTAAGTAGTCCGACGTGGTTGAGTAAGGAAGTTCGCCTTCCGTCACAAACCCACCGGTCTGAGTTCCGTAAGAGGTCAGCTGGTTGTATTCCTCAACGGTGCTGTAAGCAGGCGTCTTAGGAATGTCTTTCCAGAAGTTGATGTGCTTGTCGGTGAAGGTGATGACCTTCAGCGAACTGTCAAGCGACTGCACCCTAAGTGCCGCGCCGCCGGTGGTACCGTCAATTGCGATACCCGCGGTTGAGACTCCGCCTGCGAGACCAAGAGCCGCGGCACCTTCCAGCGCCTTGTTCAGCTCCTGAACGTCTTGGCCGGACCCAATCCCGAATCCGTTAAAATCTAACATTTTTGTCCTCCGTTAGAATTTGTTTAGAGACCTAGAGAAGTTCTAATGTTCTCAGGTATTACGTTAATGTCCCCAGATGTCTCAAACTTGACCACCGTGTGAGGATCTACTCCTTGGCCCTTCATCGACATGTCCAAGAGAGCATCACAGATCTCAGACTTTGACATAGTAGACGTGCCTTCCATACTTTCATTCTTTATCATGTCGGACTTCTTAAGGACCGACTTGCGAACCGAAAGTGCCTTGGTGATGTTCGTGAGAACCTTTTCCACCAGAGCGACCTTGTCCGTGTACTCGTTGTGGGACTTTTCGATGTCCTCGACTCTTTCGAGCGTGGCTTCGATGGAAGCGGCAAGACCGGTTCCTATGATCTCGGACTGTGAGGCCTTGGCAAACGCGTCGGCGTACTTGTCTTCGATCAGAGCGATGACCTCTTCGACAACGCTCTTGGCGATCTCCGCCTTGAACTCGTCAATGTCTAGATAGATCGCGGCCGAAGGAGTTGAAGCTTTCTTCTCGTCCTCTTTCCCAGTCTTTCTTTCCTTCTTCTCTTCCTCTTCCGATTCGCCGGCTTCGTGTTGAGGATTCTTGTCGTCTTCTTCGTCGTCGCCGCCCTTGGTCAGATCGGCATCTTCGATAGACTTTTCTCCACCCTCGTGCTTCTTGGTCTCAGGACGCGCCAAAGGAGCGTTTCCGCCACCTTCTTTGGTGTTGATGTAACCCTGATTTTCGCCTTCGTCAATGTCAACTTGGACCTTGCCAGGTTCAGGACGAGACAAAGGACCTAAATTCTTTTTGGCCCGAGTTCCAGAGTTAGCAGGATTCTTTTCCTTCTTCTCTTCGTCTTCCTTAGGCGGAGTACTCAGGGTGTGCTCGACAGCTTCCCCTGCTGACGCCTTATTGATGAGATCATCGATTCTTTTCAGTAATGACATGTGATTCCTCCGTCTGTCGGTAAAGTAAATTAACGGAAAATGTAGTTTTTTCCTTAAAAAATATCGCTCTTTTCGAGTACTTGAAAGAAATTGTCCAGGCCGCCTGCTTTCGTTATGAGGTTGATGACCTCGTCGATAACGGCGTCATGAGCGCCAGGATTGACGGTCTTGATTATGTCGTGGAGTTCTTTCTTGGTCTCGAAAAGAAGAATAGATTTCTTTCTAAACTCATTTTCCATAGTTGGATCAGTCAGTTGAGTAGTTTCCGGAACGCCCTTGTTCTTCTTTTCTTTAGCACCTTCTAAGTCCTGTTTCCTGATAGCCGCTCCCCCGGTGGTTCCTTCGTTGGCTATTCCTGCAGTTGAGACTCCGGCCTGTAATCCGACAGAACCGACAGCTGCCATGACATCCTTGTTCATGTCATTGATGACGTATCTTAGAACATCATCATAATTAGCAGGAACCATGGACTTGGTCAAAAAATCTATAGTTAGGGTGGCCTTGATGTTGACCGGGATGTGCGTGATGGCTACGTTAGTAATTCTTGCTTTTAGGATCTTGGACTTGTTGACCTCGGACCTCTCCGTGACCTTCCCTTCTATAGAGAAGCCCATGTTTCTCGGGTTCCCTACGTCGTGGAGTTCGCATATGAGGTTCCAGACGTGGTTGGCCATCTCAGTCTTGAAGAGCATCCCCTTGACGAAGAGTCCCTTGGAATCTACGTGTGCTTCGGTCGGGCAACCAATTATGTGACTTGGGGAGTTGTTGTGCATCCAGTTGAACCAACCCTGGGACTTAAAATACGATATGTCCAGGCCTTCTTGGATGACTCTTTCTTTGTCTGTGTCTTCGTGTCCGGTAGAAGCCATACCCTTAATTATCCTCTGGGTGGCGTTCTTCAGGTCCACCTGTCTGGCCTTCAGGATTTCGGGATCGACTTTTTCTTCGGAGATGTGAAGGTCGTCGGAAAAGACGTTAAAGTCGTCTTTTATCTCGTCTTGTGTCGTCATTAACTTCTCCAGGATGGATTGTTTCTAACGTTATACATTAGCTAAGGAAATCGTCCTTTCCCACTAATTTATCGATTGACGACGAGCCGAGAAATAAAAATTCACGAGGTTCGTGTACATACTTTTTAGGAAGCTGTATATTCTTATAGTATTGAGAATAACACTTGGAATGCAAAACAAATAGAGGTACCAAATGAACAGTGGCAATGATGGCTTAAGAGATATGCAGCGAGAGCTCAATGATCTCAACAGACTAGTAAGGGCAAAAGACGGTATAGTTGAATCTAACCCCCAACTGTCCAGTATTGAGAAGATAAATAGCGGCCTCTCCATAGTAGAGATAGATAATGAAGAGTTTTCGTCTTTGGTGGAAAAAGTCGCCACAATGCAGTTCGAAGGTAACAAGCGCCAAGACATCATGCTCTCCCTTGGTCTGTCCAGTAAAGAATTCAAAGAAATAATCCTCAGTGCAGAGTTCGAAGACATCAAACAGAAACTCGTGCAGGACAACAAGACCTACCTGATGGCCAAGATTTTAGGCAAGTTCGACGACGCCATCAACACCCTTTCAGATTTACTGGTAACCGCAGACGAAGACAAAGTCAGAATGCAATCCGCGGCTCTGCTGATAGAGAATGCCAAAGAATTACTGCAGGACGCCTTAAACGACAGGACCGCTTCCACCATATCACAGGTAGCCAAAGCTGCGGCTTCCGGTGGTGACGAGACCACGATAAGGTTGGCAGAATTTGTCATAGGAAAACGCAAGGAACGCGGCCTTGACAAGTAAGACCGTCCCCGAATACACCCAAGAAAACATAGTCGGTCTGTGTCTGAACGATTACAGGTTCTTTACTGAGACCTTCATCTCCATCAAGGACAAGAAGCGCCAGATCATACCGTTTCTGTTCAACGACATACAGGAACAGTTTTACGCGACGTACCTGGACCTAAGAAAAAAGGGGATCAGGCAGCACATAATCCTGAAGCCAAGGCAGCTTGGTTTTACCACTATGATCTGTGCCCTGTTCTTGGCAGAAGCCATTTTGGTTCCCAACACCGTCGCGGTCATCATCGCTCACGACGCAGAGTCTACTGCCAGAATCTTCGAAATCACGAAACTCATGTACGACAATCTCCCCGACGAGATAAGACCGGTCAGCAAGTATTCGTCAAGGAGAGAAATCGTCTTCGAGACGATCAATTCGAAGATCTTCATCGGTACCGCCGGATCCACCGGGTTTGGTCGAGGAACTACCATCAACCTACTCCACTGTTCAGAATTTGCTTTCTGGGACAAACCAGAAGAGATCCTTCCGTCGCTCATTCAGACCGTCCCAATGGAGAACGGTGTCATCATCTTCGAGACCACTGCGAACGGGTACAACCACTTCCACGACAGTTACATGGAAGCCGTCAGGACTTCGGAGATAGAGAGAAAGATAAATGACGTTCCTTATCCTCACTTCTACCGCTGGTTCGATCACGCCGAGTACAAGTTCGAAATAGGGAACGAAGAACAGGCCTACATACAGGAGACTCTGACCGACGAAGAAAAAGATTTCATGGTCGTTCACGGTACTAACCTCCAACAGATGGCGTGGAGAAGGTCAAAACAACAGACCCTAAAGGAAAAGTTCCTCCAAGAGTACCCAGAAGACGACCAGTCCTGTTTCCTCTCGTCCGGAAAACCCTTCTTTGACAGGGACATGATAAAGTCAATCAGTCTCTGGATAGAAGCCAACAAGGTCGTCGAATGGCAGAAAGTGGAACAGGAGAAGATAAAGATCTACAAGACATTCGATCCGGATCCAAAGTTTAGACACATACTCTGTGTTGATCCGGCGGAAGGAAACCCTACCGGTTCCTCGTCTGCTGCCTACATGTTAAGACTGCACAAGGACCCAGTAAGGATAGAGATGTGCGCCGAAATAAGCGAGAAGATACCTATGCCAAAGTTCTGGAGACTCCTGTACCACCTGGGTTCCCTCTACAGGTACCCACAGTTGGCCATCGAAAGGAACAACCACGGTCACCTTCTGTGTTACTGGGCCGTCAACGGGTTGTTACAGGACGGCACCAAAGTGCTTGACAAGTACCCTAATATATACCACGGAACAGACGGAAAACCGGGGTTCGTGACAAATTCTGCCACCAGGCCTCTCATTCTGGACAACCTGTCTGAAGTTCTTAGGAACAACATGTTGGTCGTGTACAGCAAGATATGGTTGGACCAGGCCCTAAGCTTTGTTTACTCTGAAAAGAACAAACCAGAAGCGGAAGCCGGCAAAAAGGACGACTCCATCATCGCGGTTGCCATTGGAACGTTCATCCTGATAAACCAAAAGCAGGTCTCTAGCTTTAGATTCCTAAACGCTGACCAGTTCCCTGGAACTGGAGTGACATTACACCCGCAACCAGACAATAAAAAGACAATGTATGACGACCGGCTCTCTGTATATAAGGAACAACAGGATACAAATAGAAACGAACACATAAGATTCCTGTTACCAGATACAGCAGAACTTATTGACTATAAAAAGTTTATCTAATGATTGTCTATAAAACAACTAATTTAGTCGACGGTAAGATATACGTCGGAAAAGTAAGAAATTTATTTAAATAAAAATAGGAGTTCGTAATGGCAAGAAAAAAGAACGCGACTTTAGCTGGTCCTCTTTTCGTAGAGAATGGTGGAACGGCGGACATATCTAAGTCTAAGCAAGTAGAACTGTCTGGCGGAAAGATAGTCGGAGCACAGGACCCCTCAGAACAGAAACCGGTATCCAAATTTTACGACCCGCTGTTCGTACTCGACTATTTGCAATTCAAGTCGAAGAACACGTCGTGGTCGCTGTCCTACCAACTTCTTAGAAAGATCTCTTACAGGAACGGCGTAATAGCCTCCATCATAAATACCAGGGTGAACCAGGTCTCCCTGTTTTCCAGCCAGTACCTTACTCCAAATGACAGGATCGGTTACACGGTCTACCCAAAATCACAGAAGTTCGGTCACCTCTTAAGACAGGCCAATCCAAACCTTCCTCCTCAAACCATGACCGAAGAACAGGTTAAGAAGATGATGTACCTCATGGACTTCATCGAAAACTGCGGGGAGAGAGAAACACTGGGAAACGATCCTGAAAGAAGTAATTTCATGGAATTTCTCAAGAAGATAACGAGAGATAGCCTCACCTTCGACCAACTGTGTTTCGAAATCGTGAAAGATCCTAAGACTAACAAGCCTGCCGCGGTTTATGCCGTGGATTCAGGGACCATCAGGATCGCCGACCCGAAAACAAAAAGGGACAAGGGGATATACTTCGTCCAATACCTAGACGGTATCTTGTACACCGGTTACACCTACGACGAGATGGCCTTCGCTCTCAGAAACCCGACCACGGACATTAGGACGAACGGTTACGGCGTATCTGAAATCGAGATGGCACTCAACTACATCGCCGCTCAAATCTACGGAGAAGAGTACAACAAGAGGTTTTTCACGCAGGGTTCAGCACCGAAGGGAATCCTGAACGTCAAGGGAACCTCCTTGCCGACCGAAGAACTTGACGCGTTCCGCAGAGCCTGGCACTCGCAGATAGCCGGAGTGAACAACGCTTGGAAGACTCCAATCATCGCCTCTGAGGGTCTTGAATGGATCAACTTCAACCAGTCCAACAGAGAGATGGAGTTCGCAAGGTGGTTGGAATACCTTGTCAACGTCATCTGCGCCATATACCAGATTGACCCGGTCGAAATCAACTTCCCCAACAAGGGGGGTGTTTCCGGTGGTGCCGGCGGAAGGAGTCTAAGCGATTCCTCTGCTATCGAAAGAATCAAGTTCTCGAAGGACAAAGGGCTTGTTCCTTTCCTAAAGTTCATGGAAACTGTCATAAATAAATACATCATCAGTCCTCTTACCGACGGAGAATGGGAATTCAGTTTCTACGGTTACACGGACGTCATCGACGCCCAGAAGATGAACATGGAAACCCAGGAAGTCGGTTATCTAAGGACCGTGAACGAGATGAGATCACAGTACGGTCTGAAGCCTCTTGAAGGTGGAGACATCATCCTCAATCCTACCTACGTACAGTACAAGATGCAGAAACAGCAACTTGACGTCGAACAGGGAAAACCTCCCGGTGATGACACCGGAGGAGACATGGTCGCAGGTGAGACCGCAACAGAAGAGGAAAGCGAAGACGAAATGTTCAACGCCGACGACGGGGAAGACTCTGTTGACGAATACGGCGGAGAAAGCGATTTCAAGACTAGCATGGGTGGACCGACATTAGCGTCCGGTGGAATCGACACTTCGCGCGAACCGCCAACCACTATCGGCGGCTAACGAGTAACTACGTGTTCAAAAATACAAGAAGGTATTAGTATAGTACCAAATTGCAGGGGTAAAAGATGGAAACAACCACAGAGAAAGTATCAACCACGAAGATCATGAGCGTGTTCTTTCCGATCAAACCGCTCTCACACAAGTTCAGTAACGGCTTCATAGCCAACCAGATAACGCAGTTCATTCCTAGACTAAAAGAGTTCTCTGAAAAAGTCATCGTCTACAGGATAGACAACGAACACTTCTACACATTCGACTGGGGAAAAGAGAAGTTCGGAGACACGTTCGAGGTCGTCACCAACAAGACCATCGTCCTCATGCTTTCCATAGACAAGACGAAGAACCTGGAACTCACCGGGTTGCTCGATCCAGAACTCACCAAGAACGTGAACATCATCCGAGCCCACAGGAAGAAGATAGACAAGGGAGAACAGAAGCCGTCTTACATATTTTACACCATCAATTCCACCAAGCTCCTGAACAACATGATTGAGAAACTCTCCGGTGTGGACGAATCCGGAAGCACGTATTTCATACTTGGAGCCAACAGCGCCAAAAGAAAAGAGCTCGACGTAGAAAAGAGTCTTACCACTGAAAAATTGTGTATCATGAACTACTTGTTTACCGTGGACTTCACAAAAAACGCAAGCGAGGAGAGCCTAAATGAATTCCTAAAGAAGAAGGTAGGGAGCAGCCTTAATAGCATAACAACAAAATAAGAAACTCTGTGTACAACCAATTAGCATGATGTATAATATAAAAAGTAGCATAAAAAGGAGCCAGTATGAAGATAAGAGCAAAAGAGACTTTTGAAAAAAAATTCACAGCAACAAAGAACACGGTCTCCACAAATGGATCGGTAGACTACCTCAAGTTCCTCAAGAACAACACTTATTCGTTCCTTATCGTCCCTAAAGTTGTTTCCATTGATTTGGAAAAGGACGAAGTCGAGATTGATTACCCGTTTGAGGAAGTCAACACTCACTTTGGTCTCTACGATCTTGCCAAAGCAAGAGGACTAAGAGCACAGAGGATCAACTGCAAAGGATGTGTGGTGGACAAGTGGTTATCCGAAACTAAGGTCCCCAAAGCGGTCTGGCGCGTCGCAGTTCCTACCAAGTTTTTCAACGCTTACGTCATCCACGAGAAGAAAATCAAGATTGCCTCTTTCCAGGACTATCTCTACGTCATTCTGCTTGACAGGATCTCTAAGATAATGGCAGAACTGAACATAAACCTGATTGACGTCTTTCGCTACAGGGTGAAAGTATACACAAACCCAGAAGGAAGATTTGACGTTGCCATGGAAGTAGAAAACCCAATCAACGCAGAATCTTCTGGTTATATGAACGTGTTGAACGTAGTTAATAAGAAGCCCCTTGACCTCTACATCGAACAGAACATCTGTGCTGAACCGGAGTTCATGACTGAACTTCTCAAACATCTCAAGGACTACACCCAAGAAGTCATTGACATGGAAAAAGATGAGAAACGAAAAGAGAAAATGCAAGAGAATACAGATTCCCTAAAGGCGGCAGTAGAAGGATTCAAAAAAGACGACGACCTGCCACCAAATGAACCAGTTACAGACAGTGTTATCAACAACGAGGAGGACCCGTTCTGATGCAAGAAAAATACGTAAGATTCGAGTATAAAGAACACCAGTCGGATATTCCAAAAACATTCTTCTTGAATCAGGAAACCGGAGACATTTACGAATTCTTCAAGGACTATTCCAGCTCTTCTCCCAAATTCAACGCAAGAAAAGTAGTCAATCTGGAGGCAAAATGAAGATTAAGGGTGGAAACATGGTGTCTGGAGGATCGGACACTGACAAGCTGAGGGCGATCATATACGGTACCCACGGAGACGAACAGAACGAGATAGAGTCCTTTGACGTAATACCTACCGGTATACCTACTCTGGATAAGATCCTTGGTGGCGGGTTCATCCTTGGAGGAACCGTAGAGATTGCAGGACTTGAAGCGTCTGGCAAGTCAACTCTTGCTGCGATGGTGACAGCACAGGCACAGAAAAAGGGATACCCGGTCATCTACCTTGACACAGAGGCCGCAATGTCCATAGCAAGACTAAAGAACATCGGAGTAAAAACCGAAGATCTCATCTACATGCAACCTAGGTGCCTGGAAGACGTGTACAACATGGTCAAGACTGTCGTCAAGTCCAAAATCGTCGACAAAGCGTTCACCGGACCTGCTCTCATAGTGTGGGACAGTCTTGCGGCAACACCGGCTCTCAAAGAGGTAGAAAGCGAAGACTACGACAAAGAGATGGCCATCAGAGCCAGAGTGAACTCAGCAGGACTGAGAAAACTCATCGTTCCTTTGTCCGAAGCCAAGGTGTGCTTTCTCATAGTGAACCAGTACAGAGAAAACGTTGGCCAGATGTTTGGTGACAAGTATCTCACCCCTGGTGGTCACGGTCCTAAGTACGCAGCAATCCAAAGACTCAAAATGGCCAACGCAGGAAATTACGACATAGATAAGGCGGCAGGAATAGTCGGAAAGAAGATCGACTTTAAGACCATCAAAAACAAGATACACCAACCGCTATTGGAATGTACTTCCATCTTCAACAACAATCTTGGAATGTTTGATCCAGTGCAGACTGCATTCGAGCATCTCAAGGAAAACAAGAGAATAAACTCTTCTGGTCCAACATGGATCCTCAACCTCAACGAGGACCTTGGAAACCAGGAAGGGGTCATAAAATTTAAGAGAACAGAGTTCGGCCAGGTATACGAAGAAAACAAACAAAGAATTTACGAGGTTCTATAGTGCGATCATGTATTTCAAAAACGAAGAGGTCGAAGAGCGAGTCCTAGAGTACCAAAGGACTCGTGACATTAAAATCATTGAAGAACTTGAACCTATATTCAAGAACCTCATAAACGGCGTAATAAGTAGGTACAAACTCCTTAGGAGAAATTACATAAATGATGACCTTGCGCAAGAAGCGTGGGTCGGCATCATGGAAGCCATCCACAAATGGGACAAGACAAAGGGAGACGCGTTCTCGTTCTTCACTGCCATATCTAAGAACAAGATATTCTGGTACTTAAAGAACCAGTACAAAGACACGTCAATAACCTCTGATGAACCAATCACCGTCAACGTGGACGACAATAACGCCAACTTCGACATATACATGGGAAGTCACCCAGAAAACGTAGAACACACGTATGCTGTCTTAGAATTTATAACCAAAATCAAAATGAGTGACCTAAAAATAAGAAGCACCGACGAGAACAAAAGAATACTTGAGTGCATCAAAAATAAGGTCATATGTAACGAAGGCAAGTCCATAGACAATATCGTGTATGCAGACCTCATAAGAGAGATTCAAAAAGAAACGAAGATACCGAAAAAGAACATAAGACATGTCTTGGAAAAGATATACAAAACGTACACTGGGGGGAAGTGAAAATGACAGTTGAAGAGTACAGGGACAAGTACAACGACGCGTATCTCGTCAGCAAAGCAAAGAGCGGATGCAACAAGTGTCTTAGTACCGGCAGAAGAGGGTACAAGACCGTAGTGAAAGGTTCCGAAAGGGACAGAATCCCCATCGTGTGTCAGTGTGTCATCACAAAAGAGATCGCAGAAGAAAAGAAAAAGTCCGAACAAATAGTTTCGGTCACTGAAGAAAATGCTTTGCCAGCTTCATTTGCAACAATGGACGGTAAGTAATGAGTGACATCCTCATAATCGACGGCTCGAACTTCTTCGTAAGAGCCCTTTACGGAATGTCTTCGTCCGGTCCTCTCCAGAACTCCCAAGGACAGGAAACGACCGCCATATACAATTTTCTCATAGGTCTTAGGCTGAGAATCTCCGAAGAAAAACCAGAAGAGACGTACATCATCTTTGACTTCGGAAGGGACACCCGCAAGAAACAGCTGTACAAGAACTACAAGGCGAACAGAGACATAAACCTCTCCGACCTCAGCGGTTCAGACTACGACATAGCCGTGAACAAGAGCGAGTCCTTCAAGAGACAGAAGGCCGTCATAATAGACATCCTCAAGACGCTGCCGGTCAAACTCGTCCTCCTCCAACAGATAGAGGGAGACAGTCTTATGGCGTACGTAGCCAGACACTTCTCGGATAGAAACAAGACGGTGACCATAGTCTCCAACGACCGAGACTTCTACCAGCTGTTGTGCAAGCCAAACATCTGCATGTGGAATCCGCACAAGAAGATAAAGATAACGCAGAAGAACCTTACTGAAGTTTCTAAAATCGACATACCTCCGCCTGCATGGAGAGTGTTCAAATCGATGATAGGAGATAAGGGTGACAACATCATAGGGTTACCAAACATAGGAAACAAGAGAGGACAGTTGATACTGGACCTCATAGTAGCTTCCGGTCACGAGTGCCCAACCACCATAGAACAGCTGTTTACCGTCTTTGACGAAGCCAAGGACCATCCAGAATACGAGAAACTCGTCAAGAAGTTTGGTAAGTACTTCACAGAAGAAAATAAGAAACTCCTTGCCATGAACTACGAACTAGTGGACCTCCTTGACTGTACCTTCTCTCCACAAGCTCTGTCTGTCATATACAAGGCCATCGAAAGCAAGCCTTCGTACAGTAAGATGGAGTTTGTGCAGCACCTGATAAGGGAAAACATAAACAGCCTGTTGGCATCAACCGACAGGTTCATAGACCCGTTCGTTAACATGCTTCCAAAGGAGACGGCCTAGTGTTTCTTCTTCTGTACTCCGATCTTCACTCCGCCAACATATACCCGTTCAACGTAAAAAGAAGTAAGTTTGTCATATCGGAATATTCCAGAGTAGACGAACTGTATTCTACGCTTGCTTGGATAGCAACCGTCGTAAAAGAAAAGGGGATAGCGCTACCGATAAACCTTGGGGACACGTTTCACCAGGCGTTGCGGTTCTACGTCGAAAGGTATAATACCACCATCAACGCCATCACGACCATAAACAAGTCGTCCACGAGCCAGATGGGGATAGTCATAGAAGGAAACCACGACAAGAGCGACAACATATCGGCCGTTGAGACTCTGGAGAACTATTCAAATACGACTCTTGTGAATAACAGCATAAAGATAAAATACATGAGCGAGATAAATTCCCATTTTGTGTTTGTCCCATACATAAGGGACCCTGAAAAACTCAAGGAAGTGTTTGGCAAATTATACGAAAAATTCAAGAAGAATAAGTCAAACAACGTCTACGTATTCTGCCACATAGACCTCAAAGAACACGTCCAGACATTACATGCGTCCAGTTTTCAAGTAAGCCAAACCAATTCGTACGACGACCTGCATTTGGACATATACGCCGCCGTGTTTTCCGGTCATATCCACAACAAGATGAAGATAAGGGATAACTTTCGTTATGTTGGCTCGTGCCTTAACCAAAACTTCGGAGACAGACTGGAAAAGAAGGAGATAGCCATCCTGGAAATCACCTCCAGTGGGTACAACATTGAATTCATAAAGAACCCGTACTGTCCTCTGTTCGTCCAGTTGAACCTGGAAGACGAGGAGAAAACGAACAGAAAGATGGAAATCATAGAAGAAGAGCTAAAAAAGTATACTCACACCAACGTGTATGGTAGAATATTTGCTCTGAATAGCGACTCTGGCAGGAAGAAGGTGGAAGACTTCATGAACAAGTACTTCCACGTTTTCACCTCGTACGAAGTAAAGTGCCTTGAGGACGAGAACGAAATCACAGAATCTGACATGGAAACTGCGTCTGTTTCAGTCATAAACATAATTGACCTCATCATAGAACAGGGAGAAAAAGCTCTCAACGAGTCCGGTGTAGACGTGGAACTGAAAGAAAAATACATAGACAGGTTGAAGACCCTTTGTCAATTAAACTAAAAAAACTTGGAATAGAAAACCTAAACTCGTTCAAGGGCAAGCACGAAATAAACTTCTTAGAACACCAGGGAAACCTCGTGTTCGTAAAAGGAATTGACCTTCATGACATGTCCTCAAACGGCGCCGGCAAGTCCACCATCATAGAAGGAATAGTTCTTGCTTTCTTTGGAAAATCCATAAAAAAGGAACTCAACCTAGACGACCTAATCTGTATAGATGCGGAAAAGAAATTTTGGGAATTAAAACTGGAATTCTTCGAGTCTTCTGGTGGCAAGCTTTTGAACGAATACATCATAGTTAGACGCAGAAACCCTCCAAACACCATCGTCAACCTGTATATTAACGGAGAGGAAGTTTCGAAAGACCTTACTAACACGGAAACTCAGACAAAGATAGAAAACATCCTTGGAATAGACTACTTCATGTTCATGAACAATAACGTCCTGAATCCAGAACTGTTTAAGTTCATTAAGTCTTCCAGCACACAGAAAATCGAGACTCTTGAGAAGGTCCTCAACCTAAACATAATCTCCAAGATGTACAACATACTGACAAAATCTGAAAAAGACGACGAAGAGAACTACAAAGCAATAAACACAGAGTTTTACGCCCTTGAAAAGACCCTTGAGGGTCTCCTGAAACAAGAAGACGAGGTCAGAAAGAACGTAGAAGAACAGATAGAAGTTCTGTCCTCCAACATAGAGAAAAACAAAGTTATTTTAGAAACAAAACAGGTAGAGTTCTGTGACCTACAGAAAGTTTTGGTGGAAAAGCAAAAAGTCGTAAAGGAAACCACGGAAAGACTGAACCCTGTGATAGAACAACTTTCCGCACTTGAATTCGTCAAGAAGGAATGCATAAAATCCATAAAGTTCTACGAGAAGAACGAGAACTGCGAGACGTGTAAACAGCCGCTTCCAAACAGACAGGAAATCATAGATTCCAAGAAAATAGAAGGTAAGGCAGCAAAAGACGAAATAGCCAGACTGGAAGAACTCCAAAAAGAGATCAACTCAGTGAACGTCTGGAAGGAACAGGCAGACGTTGAGAAAACACTTGCTGGCTTAAAATCTGACATTAGAGACCTGAATTATAATATAGAACACGACAGCGGAACTGTTCTAAAAATGAGATCTTTGACGTCCCAGGCCGAACAGATCAAAGACACAAAAAATAAAATCGAAGAGATACAAAACGAGCACTCGGAAGCCAAATTTAACCTGAAGGCGACAGCATTCTGGAGAGAACTGTTAACACCAAAATCGCCGCACAGGATGAAACTTGCCGGGGACCTGATTAAGGTCCTAAACATAAACATCAACAAATTCATAGCCAACTTTTATACAAAAGACGTAAAATTTAATTTTGTCGTAAACGACAACAGTATTTCCGAACAATTAACCATAGCCGGGAAGAAGATCAAATACGATCAGATGAGTTCTGGAGAGAAACAAAAGATCGATATCATCATCGTGCTTTCTCTTTTGGACATAGCAATGACGTTTTTTAAGAACAATCGATTGAAATTCTTGATCGTAGACGAAGCGACCGACCACCTTGACAACATTTGGGCAAGATACGTGATAGAGTTCATCAAACAATATGCTGTTCAGCTAAATTGTATGGTACTATTGATAAGTCACCACTCTGTCGTAGAAGAACTGGACTACTTGTTTGACAACAAGATATTTGCTATCAAAGACGTCGATGGAAACTCGAGGATAAGTTACACAGGTGAATGAGATACAGTTCATAGACATCAAGGGCATTGCGAAGGAGATAGGTTACAAGTTCAAGTTGGACGAGTACCATTCCAACTTAGAGCGCGGCGAACTAAGCGTAAGATGTCCGTTCTGTAATGACAGGAAGTACCACCTTGGCCTCAGTTTCAACAAGAACGCCTACAACTGTTTCAAGTGTTCTACCAGCGGACCTCTGACTAGACTCCTAAAGAACTACGGTATCCCGTTCAGGTTCAAGAAGCCGTTCACGGATAACATCCTGGAAGAGAACCAGGTCGAAAAGCCGAAGGAACCGGAGATAGTGCTGCCGACCAACGTTGCAGGAATGACAGACCCGACAGTAAAAGAAAAATTCCACCTATACCTAGACATGAGAGGAATAGACTACGACATCGCCAGGGCCATAATTCCGCTGTACCCAATAACCGACAGAAACAACAGGTACTTCGGTTACATAATATTCCCGGTGAACAAATGGTCGTTCTACTGCAGGAAATTCCTTAAGTTAACTCCGTACAGTCCACCGCACATAATAAAGAAACTGGAAACAGGAATAGACAGACCGATGTACTTCTTCCACAACGCCGGGTTCGATAGACACACAATAGTGGTAGAATCAATGTTTAATCTACTAAAGGCGGCTCAGTTCGGTTACAGTGCCGTGTGTACGTTTGGAAAGGGTAACTGGAAGTCTACCCTAGAATTCTTAAAAAACGAGGGAAACGGTCGACCTATATGTCTAGCTTTTGACAAAGATGTTAAACTAGAATCTATTGATACCTACTGCAAAAAACTGGCAAAACATATTCCAGTAAGTCAGTTTAGCTTTATAGATCCAAGAGACATGGTGACAAACGACATAGCAGAGATGAAGAACAAAGAGGAATTAAGAGATCTTTTGTTCAAGACAAAAAATCTTCAGTCCCTGTTCATAGAAATGATGAACATGGAAGAAATAACACAAATAGAAATAGGAGAGATAGATGAAGACATCGCAACAAGCAGGGATTGACGCGAAGGTTCTATACGACATAAACCAAAGGATAGACACTCTGACAAGAGCTCTAGGAATGGTCGACGGACAAGTAAAAGACGCCGTAAGAATGCTCGTCCAGGACGTTCAGAGAATCACCTTGCACCTGAATTTCGTCCTACAGATCGTCAGCGAAGGGAAAGAAAACGAAGAAATGAAGAAAAAGTTCGACGATTTCTCCGTAAAATACGTGGCCGATCAGAAGAAACAGATGGACGCGTTCATAACGGCCATGAAAGAAAAAGAAGAAGCAGAAGCCAAACAAGAAAAAGGACTGATAGTGACATGATCAACCTAAGCGATGAAGAAAAAAAATCCATAACAGAACTATTGGAAAAAACAAACAAGGAAATAGCAACCAATTATCTCCATGACGTCCAGGTGAGACTCAAGAAATGGCAAGAGAAAAACTTCAAACCGGAAGACACCTCTTACGAGTGGTGCTTTATCGGCGCCGTAGAGGAACTCGGCGAGATAGGACACATCCTTCTCAAGTCTAAACAGGGAATAAGAGAGTACCAGGACGGACTAACTCCTGAAGTTAAGGACAAGATAGCCGACGGCGTGACAGACGCCATTGTGTTCTTACTCCAGATGAGTAGTCACCTTGGTGTAGAAGTAGCACCGTTCTTCTTCGAAGAAGTGGAACGGGTCATGGCTAGGGACTGGACAACCAAGAAAGAAAACGGAGTAAAATGATGACAGAACTTGACCTTTCTCGTGCTGAACGACTGTTTGATTTCAACAAGGAAATCTTTCAGGAAAAATATGCAGTGAGGGATAACGAGATGAAACCCTCCGAAACGGAAGTCTCTCAGGCGTTCAAGAGGGTCTCCGGCGTTCTCGCAAAAAAGTTCGTGGAAAGCATCAAGGACAAAGAACTGTACGATTACACGGAAGAGTCCATAGAAGAGACGTTCTACAAGATGCTCTCCGAGAGGAGAGGAATGCTCGCCGGAAGACCCCTCCTGGCCATAGGGAACAAGGAAACCAACGTCACGGCACTCAACTGTTTCGTCCTGCCAGTCATAGATGACTCCATAGAAGGAATCTACGAGACCATCAAGCAGGCGGCAAAAGTACAACAGGCCGGAGGTGGAGTAGGCTTTAACTTCAGCAAGATCAGGCCAAGAGGAGCGTTCGTGAAGGGAGTGAAGGCGGCGGCGTCCGGACCCATCTCGTTCATGAGGTCTTTTGACTCCATGGTAGCCACGATCGCGTCCGCTGGCAACAGAAGAGGAGCGGCCATAGCCATCCTGGACGTGAACCACCCCGACATCATGGAATTCATCACGGCGAAGAAGAGCAACAAGGACCTGACCAACTTCAACATCTCCATAGGGGTCACGAAAGAGTTCATAGACGCCCTCAAAACCGACGGAGAGATAGAACTAAAACACGGCACGACCGTTTACGGAAAGATCAGAGCCAAAGAGATCTTCGAAAAATTCGTGGATAACACCTACGATTACAACGAACCTGGGATCTTGTTCAAGGACAGAGTGAACGAGTACAGCAACTCCTGGTACTTTCAAAAGATAGAAGCAACCAACCCGTGCGGAGAAATAACCCTCCCTGATTACGGCTGTTGTGACCTTGGGATGGTCGTTCTGCCGACCTTCGTAAAGAGTCCATTTGTCAACAAAGAAGTCGACATAGAAAGACTGAGACAGACGGTCCACGACATGGTGTGGATGCTCGACGCCGTGTTGGACGAGACGAATTATCCCCTGAAACAAACCGAGAAAGTCTCCATGCAAGACAGGAGAATAGGCGTAGGAGTCACCGGACTGGGTGACATGTTAGCCATGTTGAAGATCAAATACGATTCGGAAGAGGCCATAGGGTTTGTTGACGCGCTCATGCAGACAATAAGAAACTCCGCCTACGAAGCTTCCGTAGAACTTTCTCAGATGAAAGGACCGTTTCCAAAGTTTGACAAGGAAAAATTCTTACAGGGAAAATTCGTACAGACCCTTCCTGACGCCATAAAGAGAGGAATAGAAGAACATGGGATAAGAAACGTTGCCATGTTAACCTGTCAACCTGCAGGAACAATTTCATTACTTCTGAATAACGTGTCGTCTGGCATAGAACCAATATTCTCTTTAATCCAAAATAGAAGAATGAGGGATGAATTCGGTAACTTGACCAGAAAATCGGAACTCCGTAACTACGCCTTTAATATGTTCAAGTCCCTCGGTTTTGAAAAGATGTACGGAGAAAGACCGGACTTCTTTCAAACTACAAGAGACGTATCCCTTGACGGTCACTTAAAAATGCAGAACAAGATACAACAGTACATAGACAACAGCATCTCAAAGACCATTAATTTCCCAGAAACAACAAGTAAGGAAAATTATCGTCATTTCATGAAAGAGGTCTTTACAGGAAATTACTACATAAAAGGAATGACTGTGTTCCGCGAAGGAACAATAGCTTCTATTCTAACGGACGTTGACGAAAGACCGAAAACCAAAGAGGCCCTCCACAAGATGAAGGCCTACAAGTACCAGATCTTCAGAAGGTCGAATAGGCCAAGCATCCACACGATCATAACCTTCAAAGAGAACGAGATCAGAGAAATGTTCCTGAGCTGTAAGGACCTGGAGTACTTCAAACAGCTCCTTCCAATAGCTCGCTTATTGTCCATGATGTTCACCAGGGAGAAGAACCTACAGAACATCCTAGAACTCTTGAAAGAACTAGAAGACATGAACTACATAGAAGAGAACTACTACGAAATGAGGGACAACAAAGTATACAAACAGAAAGAAACGTTTATATATAATAACAGAGAGTACGATAACATTTTAGCAGCCGTAAAGGACTGTATATGGGACACCCTGACAGAACTTGGACTGATCAAAGTAAAAGAAGAAGTGGAACCGCACGGTGTAAAAACAGAAGTGTGTTCTAAATGTAATACATCCATGGTAAAGGAAGGAAAATGTTACGTCTGTCCTCACTGTGGAAATTCACTAGGAACATGTGCCCTATGAAAGTAAGGAAAGAACTTAATGCCTAATGCGGACAAAATAAAGTCCCTGATTCCAATGAATGAAATTGAGCAGGGTGCTCAACAACAGATATACGACAACGCAAACATTCCGTTTGTGAAGACTATCGCTGTCATGCCTGACTGTCACCAGGGCTACGATTTGCCCATTGGCGCTGTGGCACTAGTAGAAGATCACATTTCTCCGTCATACGTTGGCTACGACATCGGTTGCGGGATGATTTGCTATGAAATCCCACAGAGCGACATCAACGGATTCAATCAGGCTGATCGAGTTGAAGTGTTCAACTTGATCAAGGAGAAGATCCCTGTTGGGTTTACTGAACACGACAATCCTTATCCTGAACAGTTTCGGTCTCAGTCTAACGATAAGGAGTTAACCGACAAGGTGAACGCGAAGACTGCTAAGCAGCATGGCACTCTCGGTGGCGGAAATCACTTCATTGAAATTGGCTATAATGCCAAGGGAACTGTTTTCATCACTATTCACTCTGGGTCTCGACGTCCAGGGTGGGAGATCGCTCAGTGGTACATGAATGAGGCGAAAAAGGATAATCAGCTTTACCACAAGTTCTTCGAGTTGTATTCTGATCTTGGTCGTGCCTATTTGGCGGACATGAACTTTGCTTTGAAGTTTGCGCTTGATAATCGTAAGAACATGCTGAAGGAGGTTGTAAAGATCATGGTTGGGCACAATGCTACACTGTTCAACTATATCAATGAAAATCACAATCATGCTACCGTTCTTGATAATGGTGATGTGCTTCACCGCAAGGGCGCTACTCCTGCCCGGTTACATGAGCTCGGTGTAATCCCAGGCTCGATGCTTTCAGGCGTGTACATTACTGAAGGATTGGGCAATATGGAGTACCTCAACTCGGCTTCACACGGGGCTGGCCGTAAGATGTCCCGAGGTGCTGCTAAAAAGAACATTACGTTAGATACGTTCAAAACACAGATGGATGGGATACTCGCCAATGTGAACGAAACGACTCTGGACGAGGCTCCCGATGCTTACAAGGATTTGGAGTATGTAATGAACGCACAGAAGGGCGTGGTTGTAAATGTCGTGGATTTTATCACGCCAATCATAAACGTGAAAGGATAAATTATGAGAAAAACAGTTGTTGCGCTCTTAGTTCTTTCAATCGTAGCATTTTCAGTCTGTATTTCACACGCTTGGTTTGTTGGCGATGATCCTGATCGTTTCTACAAGCAAAGTACTACCGAAGACGGTAACATACTTTATCTCGACAAAGCGTCCGTTCGTCACTACAAAGATAACATAACTGAATATGTTGGCATTGTTGAACTCAATAGTTCTAGCGATTTATTTAAAGAAGCTTGCAAAGTGGTTCCTAGCACTCACGCGCCTCTATATATTGCTACTGCGTTTCGAATCGATTGTACTAAGGCGATGTTTCAGGCAGGCAAAATGTTAGTATTAGGATTTGAAAAGACTGATCCAGAGTTTCAACTTAGAAGGCTTTGGGCTGTTGACACGGAGGAATATGGCGACTGGATGCCTCTTAAGGGCGGTGTCATAGAACCAGGTGCGAAAACAGTTCTCTGCGGACCATCATTCTAAGGAGACAAAATGAAAATAATCTTTGAGTTCGACATTGAACCGGAGTTTGAAGACATGGTGGTGAACATAGCGGATGAAATAGAGACCATCGTGGACGAAATAGTAGTCTGCGGAGATTCGACAGTGGAGAACGAAAACCACGGACGACAGATGTTAGGGGACTGCATCTCTAGTTGGAAATACGAAGTGGAGAGTTAAAGTGAAATACATAAACATGTTGATGCCCTTAAGTGGCCTGATCACTCCTAAGGACGTCACGACACACGATATTTATCTCAACCTGGCGTTCATGTTGGCGAAGAAATCCACTTGCAGAAGAGGGTACGCCGGGTGTGTTATAACCAGAAACGGCAGAATCATCGGCACAGGATACAACGGAAGTCCTCCAGGAGCCCTTGAATGCCTGGATTCAATAACGTGCAGACAAAAAGACTCGGTCATCAACGTAGTCGGAGAAGAACCCTATACGGTGCAGACGGATGGTTGTTTTGATTCCATTCATTCCGAAGCGAATGCCATCGGGTTCTGTGCAAAAAACGGAATAGCAACTGACGGTTGCGTTGTTTACATTACTAAGGAACCGTGCAAATCCTGCGCTCAACTACTAGTTTCGTCAGGGGTAAAAACAGTGTACTATGTAGAAGAATACAGAAACCACGACGGTCTCGTATACCTAAAGTCAAACGGGATAGAGACCATTAAGGCGGAGGCATGCTCTCGATAATCGAAGGCGCGAACTACGTAGGCAAGACGACCACGCTAGACATCCTTAAGAAGAAGAAGTCCATCATCATGTTTTACCATCCGAGATTCAATGATGCGCAGCATTTCGCTTTCAATTATAATGTGGCGGGCACCATCATATATCCTCATAATATTCACGTCCCTCGTGATGTTGTCTATCAGATCTCTCATATGACTTGTCTCAAGTACCTCATTTCAGTTAAAGATAAAAAAATTCTCCTAGACAGATGCTTCTTGTCAGAAATGGTGTATAATGAGCTATATGACAAACAAATTTATAACGAATTCGTCAGCGTCCTTAAGAATAATTTCGAGTACAAAATCTTTTTCTTAACCGTAAACACAGACGAAGCTTTAAAAAATAGAATCATAAAACGCTTAAAAGATGATGCAACAAAAACATACGGTATAAGAAACTCAGGTGGTTTTATGCCAGAGCCTGAAACGATTGCAGAAAAGATGAAAGCACAAAGAACAATCGAAGGAAAATACCAAAGATTTATAGATGAACTTGATCTAAATACTGTCTATATTGACACATCCAATAAGACTAAGAAGGAAGTAGCAGACATCATCTACAAAGAAACGTTTAAGAAGTAATGTCCTCAGAGTATCCCTTCATTTCGTTTCACAACCATAACGAATTTTCTATGCGTGACGGAATGGGTTCTGTCGACGAACATGTCCAATGGGCAGTCGAACATGACGTACCGGCATGTTCTTTGACAAACCATGGCAACATCAGCTGTTACTTCAGGCAGTACGAGGCGTGCAAGAAAGCCGGAATCAAACCGATATTTGGAGCGGAACTGTACATCATCCCTGACAGAAAACTGCTGATGCCGTGGATAGGTTCCGACGAAGACAACGCCGTTGAGATGAGAAAAAAATTCTCTTCACCAAGGAACCACATTCTCGTTCTGGCACAGACCTACCAGGGTCTCAAGAACATATTTAAGATCACGTCAGAAGCCTACATGAACTCGTTCTACAAGTTCCCGCTGATAGATTTTAACCTTCTTGCGGAAAATAAGGAAGGAATCATCGTTTCTACTGCATGTGCCGGAGGAGAACTTCCAAGGTTCCTTTCCTCAGGAGAAAAAGTAAGGGCGGACAGTTTTGTCAAGAAGTACAAGGAGACGTTTGGCGAGAACTTTTACATAGAACTTATGTCGATAAACTATGGCGTCCAGTTCGAATTGAATCCGAAACTCTACGACATAGCCAAAGAACACGGCGTTAAGACCATTCTCACCTCCGACGCTCATTACCTGTACCCAGAGGACCAAAAGTTACACGAAGCCATTCTCATGCTCCAGTCCAAGAAGACGTATACGAAAGAAGAAGACAAAGAAGAAGGAGAAGAGAGCGGAGAAATAGAGAACGAAGAGACCGAAGAGAAATTCTGGGAGTTCTCTGTCAACGACCTATACCTGAAGACACGAGAAGACATAATGAACGCTTCTTACAACTCTGACTGTAAAGAAATCATGGAGGAATGCATCAAGAACAACTACGAACTATTCCTTAGGATAGACAACATAGAACTGGACACCTCCATCAAGCTTCCCAAGCTCTTTGAGAACAGCGATAAGATATTGTACCGGAAAGTTGCCGACGCCCTGGTAGCCAAAGGCCTCAGCAAAAACCCGGTGTACAAGCAGAGGTGCCGCCAAGAATACGACACTATCGTAAAACTTGGTTTTGTAGACTACATCCTCATATTGGAAGACTTATACTCTTGGGTGACAAAAACATACGGTAAGTACGCAGCCGGTCCAGGAAGAGGTTCATCCGCAGGAAGTCTAGTGAATTACCTATTGGGGATAACAGACATAGACCCAATCAAGTTCGAACTAATGTTTGAAAGGTTCATCGACGAAGGAAGAGGAGACCTTCCAGACGTTGACATGGACTTCGAGCCAAAAGTAAAAGACGCCGTCAAGGAGTACCTGACCGAGAAATACGGAAGGTCAAAGGTTGCGTCCATCGGTACCTACCTCGTCTCAAAGGTAAAGACGGCCATCAAGGACTCCGCCAAGATGTACAACGTGGATTTTCAGGAGTCAAACTCGCTCACCGCCGGCCTTCCCCATTTCCTCAGAGGAGAAGAGGGAAGGAAGATGACCATAGACGACCTTTCTTACGAGGAACTGTGTACCATGTTCCCGAAAGTACAGGACTTCCTCGATAAGTACCCGGATGTTAAGAGGCTGTTCAAGAGGATAAAGAACTCCCTAAAATCAACAGGAATGCACGCCGCCGGTCTCGTGGTGTCCTCGGTCGACCTGAGCGAATGGATACCGCTCGTGAGAGCGTCAAAGAACATAGTCACTGCCAACACGGAAGGCGGTGACTACCACGAACTGTCCGCACAAGGTTTCGTTAAATTTGACGTTCTTGGTCTAAACAACCTTCAGGTCGTGACCGATACCATGGACCTGATAAAGAAAAGACACGGTATTGACATAAACTGGGACGACGTGCCGTACGAAGCCCCTGAGGTCTACGAACTTGCCAAGAGAACGGACACTGCCGGAATCTTTCAGTTCGAGAGCAAACTTGCAAACCAAACCATGGCAATGATACAGCCTGACACATTTGACGACCTGTCGGCCATCAACGCCCTTATCCGCCCTGGTCCTCTTGAGATGGGAATGCACAGGGAGTTTGCCAAAAGAAAAAGAGACGGCAAATGGGACATCCACGACTCGTACAAACACATCCTGAGCAAAACGTACGGCGTTCTAACGTACCAGGAACAATTCATGAGGTGTTTCGTAGAACTTGGCGAATTTACCGCAATAGAAGTGAATAAAGTCAGAAAGGACCTGTCAAAGAAAGAAGCGTCTAAAAAATTCGAAGACATGAGAATAGACAGAGTCATGTCTTGGAAAGATAAGTTTGTAAACAACGCAATGAAGAGAATGCCTGAAGAAGAAGTCCTGAGACTGTGGGACCTCATATTCAGTTTCTCCAAGTACGCCTTCAACAAGGCACACAGTGACGCCTACACAATCACTTCGTTTAGAGAATTCTGGATGAAAGCCCACTATGGATTAGAGTTCTACTGTTCTCTATTGAACAACACATCCAGATCGAAAGAAGACAAGTACGGTTCCTCTACTGTAGGAAAGTACATCTCACACATCATGACAAATCCGGTCTACTACTACGAAGAAGAAAGGTTCAAGACAAGAAGAGACGTGAAGGTTCTACAGGTCGACGTGAATAAGTCCAATACGAACTTTGAAATAGAAGACGACAACAACCTGCGTTTCGGACTGTCCCTCATAAAAGGAATATCCGAAGAGGCCGCAAAGGCCATCATGGAACTCAGACCGTTCACCTCCATTGACGACCTGATAAGCTCAGAGAACAAATACGTCAAGAACAAGAGAGTCATCATGGCACTCATCCTTTCCGGAGCTCTTGACTCCATCTCTGAAGGAAAGAATAGGTCCGATATGTATAACTACTTCGTTAAAAAGAGAAAGTACAAAGACGAAGAGGTGACACTGGACCTCAACGCGATCATCAAGAACGAGTCCGAATTTGCCAATGTCAGTTTCACAGAGATCACCTTTTTCGCAATGCTGAAGAAGTCCATAAAGGAAAAGAAGAAAGACATCATACTTAACAACCTAGACGAACTCGAAGAAGAGCCACAGATACGCTCCTTATTTAGGATAAAAAGCATCCTCAAGAAAAAGACAGCTAAGGGGAAGGCGTACCACACGTTTGAAATATCTGACGGCGTAACGACCCTCCCAAGGGTGTACTTCTGGGAGAAATACGCCGAAGCGTTCGAGGATAGTACAAAAGATGGCAGAACAGTGTATAATAACATCTATTACGGGACCATCTCGAAGAGCAACAACTTTGCTCAGGTAAAAAACATAAAGTTCGTCAAGGAAATCAAAGAATGATAAACTGGGGATACAAAGAGAAACCCAAGCTAGTAATCGCAACCATTATGGAAATAGGAATATACGTTAGAGATTTTGATAATGGAAACGAACTAATGCATTGGCATGGCAAGACGTATCACAAGTTGTTCAATCTAAAACCGGGTGACAAAATAACTCTTGACATGGTAAGAGGAAAGATGGAAGACAGCAAGAAATCTGCGGACGAAGAATGCATAGAGTATTGCAAACAAGTGGGCTGTGACTATTTAGGATGCGAATTCGTTGATTGCCGTGACGAATCAAAGAGGTTCGACACAATATATAAATTTATCGACTATATGGAACAAAAAACAAAATGCTGATAAACATAATATGCGAGAAGCCCAAGGAAAAGAAGAACCTTGACAAGCTGGTGGAGATCTTCAAAGAAATAAAGAAGAAACACAGCGTCGAGATCAACCTCAAGATAGCCAACAACCTTGTGGCCGTCAACAGTCTCAAGAACTACAGGGTACAGAACGACGAGATCCTATTTGTGTTCGGAGCCTCGCTGTACAAGAAGTTCCTTGTCGACATAAACGAGTTCTACAAAGAAGACAGGAAAGAGGTTCACAAGTTCTCTTACTTCATCAAGAGCAGCGGGATACACTACTTCATCGCCTTCATGCCACCGCTTGACTTCACAATGGCCAAACCTGAGACCTTCATGGCATTCGAGTCTTGCCTGGAAAGTCTCAAGAGGGCCACAAGAAGCTTTCAGGCAGGTCCGGAAGAGGTCTACACGTCAAAGAGCAAGAACATACACAAGAATCCAAAAGTTGATATAGTGGAGAACGGGTTCTCGCCCAAGGTCAACATGGCAATGAAGTTCTCCGAGGTCATGCAGGTGATCGACGAGCTGTTTGCACTACCGGACTATTACCCAGTGGCCATTGACTTTGAAACGGCCGGTCTCCAGATATGGGACAAAACAAAACACCACATATACATAGCCTCTTTCAGCTGGGAAGACGGTTACGGTCATGCCATAAATCTCGGATTACCAGGGGTAATGCACGACATAAAAGGCGATAACCTCATCGCTGTCCTTAGTAGGCTTGAAAAGTACATATTCGACAAGAAGAAAACGTTCACAGCATGGAAGTGCGATTTTGACATCTTTGGAGTATGTAATTTTTTTGGAAGATCGTTCGAAGACTTCTTGGAGAACAACATCATAAAAGACGCCATGCAAATGCTTCACATAATTTCTGAGAACAGACAAATCGAAGGTTACAACCTTAAGTCGGTCTCCAGAGACTTCCTGAACTACTCCCAGTACGCCTACGTCAAACAGTACATAAGATACATAGAGAACTGGCAGACGATGACCTCAGATGAATGTTTGGACTGTGCGCTTAAATCGTTGAAATATGCAGCAGAAGACGCCGCAGCCGAACACAGTCTCTTCCTAAAGATAAACAGAGAGATCCAAGCGGACGAAATAAGCGTAAAACATTACAAGAAAGTGTCACATATAGTCCAACTAGACAAACTGTTCATCCAATGGACAGGGTGGAAGGTCGCTCCGTACGAAGAGATGGCGAAAGGACTCATGAGCCTTCAGGCATGGGAGATAGACGACATAGTAAGACCCACCATGAAGATGTCAACAGAAAGCGCCGACGGAAGGGTACACCCGGAGATCTTCGTGTTCGCCACAAAGACCGGAAGGCTGCAGTACGCCGAACCACAGTTGAACAAGATGAAGATGGGGAGTCCTACGTCAAAATATTTCCTGTCAGATAGCGAGAAACACAGTTTGGTACACGTTGACATGAGTCAAGCTGAGGTGGCGGTCGCTGCCCTTCTCTGTCAGGATTATCATTTAATCGACGATTTGAATGATAACCCGGATTATTACAGGCACTTTGCAAAGACCATCTTCAAAAAGGAAGACATAGACGACGAGGAAAGAGAGATTGCCAAGCAGATCACAATATCAATGATATACCTGGCAAGCAAGACGACTCTCGCAAAGAAACTGAATTCTTCCGAACAGGATGCCCAAAAGTACATCGATTTGTTTTACGAGAGGTACCCGAAGATGGAAGAGATGAAGGTCAAAGTAGGAGAATTCCTTAAGGCGAACCAAATGATATTCGGAGCGTCATTCAGAAAGAGAAGGTATTCCGAAGACGACATGAGTTCTGACAATTACTGGAGGAGTTTTCTAAGTGCTCACAACATGCCGATACAATCGACCTCTTCGGACATGATGTTGCTAAATATGATAGAATTCATAAATAGGACAAAGAAAGAGTACGGAGTGAACGTGGTAAACACCTGCCACGACTCCGCAACCTTTAACGTTCCAGACGAACACATGAAGGACGTCTGTGACGAAATAGAAGTGGCTTTCACAAGGATTCCAGGAATAATCTTGGAAGGAGTCAACACGTTCAACGAACAGGTCTTGGGTAAGTCACCTGCTGTCGGAATGGCAGTGAAGACACCAAACATCAGATACAAAATTTACGCAGGCAAAAACTTTCACGATATGAAGGAGGTAGTACATGCCAATTTATGAATTTAAGTGCGACAAGTGCGGGAAATTTACGGAAATACTCATCAGTTTTAGTGATTTTAATGCGTATGAACCTGGTGTCAATGTCGACACAGTAATTGCAGGAATGTGTTCTAACAAGAAATGCAAAGCGTTTTTACACAAACAAAATCAGGTGATAAATTTTTCAGGCGCAATTAACATGAACGCGAGCCAGATGGGAATAAACCAGAGGTCGTACAACAACAAGAAAGGCGGTCCGGTAGCCATAGCCGGTCCTCTGACGCTGGGTAGAACCGGACTTTAATTATGTCAACGATACGAGAACTAAGAGATTATTTAAGTCGAATAATAGACTTAAATCCAAGATATGGCGATGAAATTAATGTCAAATTTGTAAAATATTGTCCGACTGAAGACGGTAAATTCACGCAAACTAAAACAATAGACGTCATATTGCCAAACGATTCAAATAATTGGATGTCGCCTCATGTCAATCTTGTCGGTAAAGAACTTTGGTTAGACAAAGATTAAAATGATTCACATAGAAAGTCTCTTACAGACAGTTTCCATCTATGCTAATCGATGGGGCGGACCAAGGTTCAGGAGCATGGAACTGTTCAAGCTCTTAAATAAGGTCCTGTACAACAACCAGATAGAGTCAATCAAGACCGGAGTTCCAGTAAACATGGACCTGTCTTCCGTGGCCCTACTGAGCTGTTCTCATTCGCCGCTGTACCCGTCTAGAATAGTTTATACGGGCGAAAAGATGATGTACAGTATAGAAGACGAGCTTGGTTTTATGGGTATGTTCGCGGAAGGAACGCAGGTATACTGTTACGAACACGGACAGTACTGTTGGAAAAAGATCGAAGAGATCAAACCAGGGACCATGAGAATCATCAACTTTGAAAGCAGGGAGAACATCAGCAACACCAGCATTCACCACCACAAGAAGAGCAGCAGTGACATCTACACCATGGACTGCGGTAGCAAACTGCAGGCACAAAAAATCCTAGGGGAGGCACTTTGCACCCTGATGCTGTTTAAAGTAAACAAAGAGAACAAGAAGGAGATCGTAAGGGTCAGAGAATTTGACAAGAAAAACAATTCTCAAGAACTAGTTTTTGTGGAAATAACAAAGGTCGAAAAGTTCAAGGAACTTCCTTCTCTTGAGTTTGTGATGAACGGGTTCAGTCACGTGTTGTTTAAAGACAAGAAGAACAGTGATAGTTCCGTAGATTACAAAAAACTCATGAACAAACAGAGACCAAAAAAATACCTTAACATGCTTAGGGAAAAAGTGTTTACTCTGAAGAAGGACGTGGTTCCTTTTGAAATGGAGCTCTTAAAAATTGAAAATAATAGAGATCAATAAAAGAATAGAAAACAAAGTTCAGATGCCACTAGACGGCGTCTATGTTAACGGATTCATAATTAAACAAACTATGTGTCAAAAGCACGAAATCACGCTACAATGTGACTATACTGCCAAAAAGGAGAAACCAAATGGCAACGCCTAAAACTTATTTTTCAGAGCTCTTCTACCACAAAACGTCCGCTCTCAGACTCGAACTCAGTTCTTACAAGGACCAGACCAGGTTCAGAATCGAAGTCATTCCTGCGAAGGAAGGGCAGACCAGAGCGTTCGACTACGACAACAAGATTCCCATGATCTTCGGCTACAACGAAGTGCTCAAGATCAAGAAGATCTTTGAGAACCTCCTAACCGGAGTAAAACAGGACACGTACGCCCTCGAACACTATTTTGGAGACGGAGACGTGAAGCACAAGTCCGTCCTCACACTGAAGAGGGTAGAGAACAGGAACGCTACCGACGTGAAGTCGCCGTTCAACTTCAAGTACAACGTCATGCTCTCCATCTACAACTCCCAAAAGAACAAGTCGTACTCATTCGGTCTTGGTGAGGAAGAGTCCTATTTCATAGTGAACATGGCCCCTCTCATCGCTTGGCAGTTCGTACAAGAGAATAGCCGCATCGTCTCAGAGAACTACGCGGTGAAAAGAGCCGGAAACGCTGCAGACGCAGGACCTGGACCAGCACAGGGCGGAAACAGCACCTACGCCAAGAAAGCTCCTCCGATCGACGAGAGCGTCGACTTTGGTGATTCGACTCCAAGTACTCCTGTCGGAAGCAAACCGTCAGTAGACGCCGACTTTGAAAACATAGAACTTTAATTAAACTTACGTTGCAAAACGTAAATACGTCGCGGGACGTAAAACCGAAAGGAGAATACGATGAAAATAAAAATCAAAAACGTATTCGCTGCAGATCCATCGGACAATGGCGTAACTCTAGCCGATTTACAGGATGACAAAACTGTCATTCTAAAAGCGGAAAAAGGAGAACCCAACTCCACGATCAGTTGCAAGACTAAAACAGGCTATCCTGTTTTCATAAACATGCCTAAAACAGCATGTTTAGCAATATCGTTTTCAGAAGATTAACAGCATCTGATTAAAATAGCGGGTTCTCTCTCCTCCATAAGAGAGATTAAATGGGTTCGATCCTGGCCCGCTATTACTTTTCCTGAGGTGACATTTGATTTATAAATACATCAACCTCTCCAACGACATGTTCGTGAACCTCTTGAACACATTGTTGGAGTCGGTGAACGAGTACCATCTATTTGTGTTCGAGAAGGCATTTCAGTTTAATTTCTTCGACGAACAAATTCTGTCTGATCCAGAAATGCAGACGGATTTTGTCAACGTCATACGCGACCGCCTTAACAACAAAGACAAATTTTACATCATAGAAAAGTATAAGAATTCCAAGATAGCCAAAGCCATAGAAAAGGGGATGAAGAGAAGAGAATCCAACGACATAAACGAAAATTCCACAATCGACTACTTCATCGAAAGGATAAAATCCCTCGTAATCCTTAGGAACGCGCAAGAAATAGTCGGAGCGGTAAAAACGGCCGACACGAACATGAACGCCGGTCTCATCGAAGAGAAGGACCTTTCAAACATAAAGTCCAGGCTGTACAACCTCCTGAACGAACTGACCTTTGACGCAGATTTCGGAGAAATGGAGCTGAACGACTTTACCAAGAGAGAAAGAGACAAGCTCTCTGAGAACAAGGACAAGATAGTTCCTACCTGGTCAGAAAAGATGAACCACATTCTGAACGGAGGAGCGTACCCAAGCAAGTTCTACTTCATAGCGGCGCCTCCTGGTTTTGGAAAGTCGTTGTTTCTTGTGAACATAGGAAAAGAAGCTCTGATGCACGATAAGACCGTGTACCACTTCTCCCTGGAAATGACCACTTCAGAAGTTATGCAGAGGTACGACTGCCTCATTTCTGGCAGACCTATGATGGACATCATAAATAGCCCACCGGAAGTCATCCAAGGATACGTGGATAAATTTATGAAAGAACACAAGGGTTACCTTCTTATCAAGGAATTCCCTCCCGAAGTACTAACAAAAGACATGTTGGCCATGTACATAAAAAGAAAAATCATGGCCAGTAACAGGAAACCGGACCTCATCATAGTCGACTACGCCGACCTCATGAAGTCCACCGTCAAAAACACAGAAAGAAGAAACGACCTAGGACTCATATACAGGCAACTAAAAGCTCTGGCAGCAGAGTTTGGCTGCCCTGTCTGGACAGCTTCTCAGATCAACAGGGCAGGTTTTCAAAGGACAGAATCGGACATCTCTAACCTCTCCGAGTCCTGGGAGAAGGCCATGATCGCCGATCTAGTGCTCGTAGTGAGACAATCAAGAGAAGAGTTTGAACAGAACAGGCTCAGACTGTACGTAGGAAAGAACCGGAGCGGTCAGGCAAGAGTAGAGATACATTGCGAGATAGACTACAAGAACATGATAATAAGAGAATCGGACCAAGTACCATTAGACGATTTTACAGAAATAGGTTTCGGAAGTTTCTCCACAAAAAAGAAAGACGAAACCGGAGACGAGATGTTTGAAAATGAGTGACATATTTGAAGGGTACAACAAAACATGTTCCATAGAAAACCTTAAAGACGGAGCAATAACGTTCGCAAGAAATTTCAAGTACTTCTATCGAGCGATGGGTTCCGACAAGAACGTATTGATAATAATCCCTGAAGACCTTGACCTCTCAGGAAGATTTGTTCCAAAAAATATTATCTACCACAGAACAAAACACGTCGATTACGAATTTACCTTGATCCATAACAAGATAAACAAAAACAGAGAGCCGGCAGAAAACGTATACGGCAGAAACCTCTTCATCCACCCAAGTTCTGTAATCTTTGAAGGAATCAGAATAGCAGTCGGGCCATGCGGAGAGAGAGTTCAAATGAAACATGTTGGAAACATCGTGTTCGGCTACGGGGTGAACGTTGGAGCATTGACCCTCATAGAGCGAGCCGAACTGGATTCCACCGTGATAGGAAACTACGTGCAGATAGACGGAAGGGTGACTGTCGGTCACAACACTGTCACCGGTGACGGAACCGTTATAGCCAGCGGAGCGGTCATCTGCGGATCCTGCCACATCGGCAAGAGGTGCTGGATAGGCGCCAACGCAACCATAAAGCAGGGAGTGAAGATCTGCGACGACGTTGTCATAGGAATGGGATCCTGCGTAACGAAAGAAATAACGGAACCTGGCATCTACATGGGATCGCCTGCAAAGTTCTACAAGAAACATGATGGAAACTGGACCCTTTAAAAAGAAAAGACTTCTAGTGATAGAGGCTCACAGCGACGACAGCATGCTGTTTGCCGGTGGATTCCTAGAAAAATACAAGAATGACTATCAATACTATTTCGTTCTGGTGACAGCATCCAGTCTCATCCTTAACCACATGGGCTACATCTCAAGAGAACAAAGGATAATAGACTACAAAAAGTACGTTGACATCATGGAAGGATGCTTCATAAGAGGAACTAGGTCTTCTGTTGACCTTCCGTTTGACATGGAGTCTTGTCTGGACACGTGTCCTAAGAACAGGCTTGTCTCAGTGATAGAAAAGATCATAAAAGAACTGGAACCACATGTCATCCTCACGCAAGGACCGTCTTACCACCACGACCACACGGCCGTCTGGGAAGCAGTGGTGGCCGCAACAAGACCTACCATGTCGTATTATCCAGAAAACATATACATAATCGACAACCCTTCGTACATACACTCCACAGGTCCTCACACCGACATGAAACCGATAGTATACGTAAAACTTTCAGAAGAATTACTAGAAAGAAAATTGGAAATCTACAGAACATGCTTCCCAATACAAGCGGCAGCAAAAGACAGTTACATATCGGAAGAAGGAATTAAAAAATGGGCAAAATACCGTGGCATGGAAGCTAGGTGCGAGTACGCCGAGGCCATGGGACTATACTCGAAGATAATATGAAAACTTTAAAAAACAAAAAGGAAACAAAAATGGGTAAGAGTAAGTTTGTAAGTCTGATATAGATTAAAAAAATATTTCGAACTTAGTTTACTAAGGCCCAACAATGTAATATTATAGCTTCACTAAATAAAAAGGAGAGACCGATGAGCGCATTCAACGAAAAGAAACCAGAGCCAGAAGTTATCAGAAACTTCCACTGTGAGCGCGTGTATGCCACCTCAAAGAAAACGGACCTCATCGGTCTTGCATCCTGCTCTCTCGTCTCCGACAAGTTTTACGAGTCGAAGGCCGACCAGCTCAAGAGAGCCCTCTCACTGGTAGAAGAAG